GGACAGTGGGATCGACGCTCGGGTGTCCATGACCGTCCACGACTCCATCCTCGCCGAAGTGGCGCGGGATGACTTGGACGAGTTCGTAGATCTTGCGCGGGGCATCATGACCGGCTGGGAGTCGGGAGCGATCCCCCTGGAAGTGGACGTAGAGGTAGGCCCCAACTGGGGCGAGATGGAAGCGATCGATTCTTGGAAGATCGCGCAAGGAGTTAGAGCATGACGATCCCGAACGCAAGCGAACCCGGAGCCCATCCCGAAACCGAGATCGATCCCACACGGCTGGGGCACGAGTACACCACCCTCCCCGGATACGTGGCATTCTGGGCAACCCGCCACGCGGACGCGGTCTATGCCGCCCACCAAGCCAAGGACGCGCTCAAGGGCGTGAGGGCGAGAGTGTGGCAACGTGCCCACGACGAGCGGTGGGGAGTCTACACCGCGGGCATGACAAAGCAGCGGCCCACCGAGAAGCTGGTGGAGTCCGTCACCGAGCAAGATCCCGAAGTGGTGGAAGCACAAGAGCGGCTCTCCGTGGCGCAACACGAGAGAGATCGAATCGGAGCCGTGCTACAAGCCCTGGAGGTCAAAGCCTCCATGTTGATTTCCCTTGGCGCCGACAGGCGCACCGAACTGAAACACCTGGAAGTGAGAGTGAACGAATGACACAGATCGCCAAGTACATCACGTTTGATCCGTCCGCCCCCATCGCCCCGCCGAAGTCGGACGACTCCCCGTTCTTCAAAGCAGAGCCGGGAGAGAACATCCTTCGCATCGTCCCCATGAGCGCCGACATGGCCTCCAAGTTCGCGTCCGTGGGACTGGAGCCCACGCCGTTCGTGCCCGTGCCAAAGCACTTCTACGCGCGCCCAGGCGGCGACGGCTACGTGTCCACGCAATGCCCCAAGAAGCTAGGCGCGGGGCCTTGTCCGATCTGTGAAGAGAGCGACATTCTCCGAGCGTCCGCGGACGAGGGAGACCGCGATCTAGGCTGGGACATGGCCGCCAAGCCGAAGCGGCTGGTCAACGTGATCGTGCGTGGCCAGGAGGCCGCGGGTCCGAAGATCTGGGAACTGTCCACGCCGATGGGGAAGCCCAAAGGGATGACCATGTTCGAGAAGCTCGTCGCCGCCATGTCGGGCTCGGCTGGGGTGGATGCCATCGACCCGATCAACGGTTACGACATCATCCTCACCAAGACCGTCACCGGGAAAGGGAAGATGGGAACCAGTTACACCATCGTGGGAGCGCGCCAACCCTCCCCGCTTGGAACCCCCGAGCAGATCAACGCCTGGATGGCTCAGCAGGAAGACTTGCTCGCCTATCGCGTGGCGCCTGACGTGGAGCTAGTCCGGCAGAAGATGGCAGGCGAAGCACCGAGCCCAGGGGCTCCCCGCTCCGCCCCTCCCGCGGCGGCTCTCCCCGCTAGCCCCAACACCCCCTACAACAGCGACGACGATTTCGCGTTCTGATGGGGAAGGCAAAGAAGAAAACACCGGAGAAGACGAGCGCCGTGGATCGACTCCGTGCCAAGTTCGGCACGGAGATCGTGACCGTGGGGGAAGACACCCGCCGCGATTACGAGGTCTATTCCACGGGCTCGTTCGGTCTGGATCGTGCGACGGGGATCGGTGGGTTCCCACGCGGTCGCATCGTCGAGATCTACGGGCCCGAAGCATCGGGCAAGACTACGCTCGCCCTCCACACCATCGCCTCGTGTCACCGGGCGGGAGACACTGCTCTGCTAGTCGATGCCGAGCACGCCATGGATCCCCAGTATGCGTCCGCGTTGGGTGTGGACCTGGAGCGCTTGCTGGTGGTCCAGCCCACCACCGGGGAAGAGGCGCTCGACGCCGTGGTGGTGGCCATCGAGGGCGGCGACGTGGGTTGCGTGGTGGTGGACTCGGTGGCGGCACTCACCCCGAAGGCGGAGATCGAGGGGGACGTGGGAGACTCTCACGTTGGCAGACAAGCGCGGCTACTTGGGCAAGCGCTCCGGAAGATGACAGCGGTTGCCGCTCGCACCAACACCCTGGTGGTGTTCATCAATCAACTACGCATGAAGATCGGGGTCATGTTCGGAAGTCCCGAGACCACCCCAGGGGGGAACGCCCCCAAGTTCTTTTCATCCATGCGCGTGGACATTCGACGACGCGCGCGAGTGCAAGAGGGAGACGCGACCGTGGCCAACGAGACGCGGGCCAAGCTGGTGAAGAACAAGTGCGCCCCGCCGTACCAAGAGGCGATGTTCCAGATCCGCTATGGACAAGGGATCGATTCGGTTGCCGAGGTGGTGGAGTTGGCGATTGAACGGGGCATCGTGAACAAGCGCGGCGCGTGGCTAGACTTCGATGGTGATGTGAAGGCGCAAGGCGTCCCGCGGTTCATCGAGCTAGCACGGGAGCGGCCCGATCTTGTGGAAGAGTTGAAGGGGCGGCTAGTCTTGTGAGTGTGTCTGTTCATTTCGTAGCCGATGTCCACGTTGCGAATCACTCGCGCCTTGGTGGTCCACTCAAGGGCGGCCGAAACTTGCGAGCCCGCCAGACGTTGGACGTGCTCACCCGAGCACGTGAAAGAGCAGACGAGGCAGGGGCCGATCTGGTGGTGGTGGGGGACTTGTTCGACAACCCCCGCCCCTCCCCGTCCATCGTCCAGGGAGTGCGCGAGGCGTTGCTCTCTTCTCCCGATCTCCAGCGCCCGCTCAAGTCGTATCTACTCGTGGGGAATCACGACCAAGGGAGCACGGAGAGCGACCACCACGCCATGGCTTCGATGAAGCCGTTACCGGGGGCCGTCTACACCCGAGCGCCTCAAGTCGTCGAGGACCCCTTGTCCGTGTGGCGTCCCGGCTCCGAGGTGGCGTTGCGTTTGTTTCCGTTCGAGCCCCGCATGACCGGGCGCGAGTACGTGACGCAAGCTCTCGCCACCGCGAGCACTGCCCCGCCCCTTCCCACGATTGCCTGCTTCCACCTTGGCGTGGAAGACGACCGCACCCCGCCGTGGCTACGTGGGCAACCGGACAGCGTGCGCCTAGATCACCTTGTTCCCCAGTGCATCGAGCATGGAGTGGACGGGGTGGTGGTGGGCAACTGGCACGGCCACCAACACTGGGACGCCGAGGGGGTGAAGGTCTGGCAGTGCGGGGCGCTTGTCCCCACTGGGTGGAGCAACGTGTCCACGGTGGACACCCTGGGAACCGACGCGGACCCCTACGGCCACGTGGTCACGTGGGACAGTTCGCGTCCGTTGACCGAGCGGTGGGGGACGTACACATTGGCCGGTCCCCGCTACGTGCGAGCGTCTAACGTCACGGAAGCGGTGGCGGCCATCGAGGTGGGAAGGTCTCGCGGGTGTCCGCTCTATGTCCGGGTCCAAGTGAGCCCGGAGAACATCCCCACCACTTCCGCAGCATTGGAAGGCGTGGAAGGGATGGGAAGCGATTGCTGGGTGGAGGTAGTGCCCGCCGACGCTACCCGCTCCGGTGAGGCGGAGAAGCCTAGCCCCGACCTGGAGCAGTCCGCTCACGATCTACGCGCTGCGGTGCGAGAGTACGTCGCCGCGCTTGCGTTGGGCGACATCGATCCAGAAAGAGTGTGCGCCCGCGTAGGAGAAGCCCTCCAGCGCGCAAGGGGATAGCATGGAGAGTATGGAGCATCCCGATTCAAAGCCCACGCCGTTCGGTCTCGCAGTGGAGGACATCGCCGAAGCCTACAAGGCATCGGCGGATCGCCCCGATGGGATGCCCCGCCACGTGGCGTATCTTCACCGAGTGGAGGCGGAGATTGCCCGCCGCCACTTGGCCACGAGCGCCGGATTGATGCCGGTGGTCCGGGAGTACGAGGAACTACGCCAGCACGCCGAGACCATGGCGATTGCCATGGCCAACCTATGCTCTCGCGCCAAGACCCTGGGAGTGGACACCACCGAAGCCGAGCGGCTGGTCCAGCACCACGTCTGGTCCTACGTCCAGGGGGGCGATTAATGGAGATCTCCGAGATAGCGATCCACGGGGTGACGGTTCACCGGGATCTTCGGCTTGCTCTTCCCCCGCGGGGGATCGTCCTGGTGACGGGCCCCAACGGGGCGGGGAAGTCGTCCATCGTGGAGGGGGTAGCGCTTGCCCTGTGGGGGAAGGGGATCCGGGGCGGTGCTTCCCTGTGGGCGGGAGGGGTGAAGGATGCCCACGCCGAGGTGGTGGCAGACGGGCGCCGAGTGAGACGCACCGAGGCGGGGACCGTCAAGCTAGCGTGGGAAGGGGGCGCCGAGTATCAGACCACGACCAAGGCCCAGGAGGCACTCACCGCGGAGATCGGGGAGCGGGAGCGGTGGCGCCGGTGCTCCGTGCTATCGGCCACCGACGCGGCCACGTTCGCGGGGGCCACCGACACCGCCCGCAAGGTGCTCCTGGAATCCTTCGCGGGCATCGAGGACTTGACCTTGGCGTATCCCGTCGCTCGCGCCGCCAAGGATGGAGCGGTGGCAGAGCAGGCCAAGGTCCAGCGAGACCGCGCCGCCGCGGTTGCCCGCCTGGAGGTGGCCCAGGCCGCCGTGGAAGCCCTCCCCGCCGAGGCTAGCCCCGAGCCCCCGGACATCGTAGCCCCGCCCCCTGGGACGCTCTCACGGCTCCAGGGGTGCCTGGATGGAGTGGAGAAAGACATCGCGGAAAACACCCGAGAGCAGACCGCGGCCCAGGCCGAGCGGCGCTACCTGGGGGAGTTGAAGAAAACGGCAGACCGTCACGCGGCCCTGGTGGACGCTGGAAGGTGTTTCACGTGTGGCCATGTGATGGGAGAGGACGAGCGCGCCGCCGTCCTGGAGAAAGCCCAGGGCGCCCAGGAGGCCCACGACCAGGGAGCCCGCCTCCTTGCCCGCCGACTCCATGCCCTGGAGACCGACGCGGTGAGCCTTGCGAGTGAGCGGGAAGCCCTGGGGGGACTGCTTCGGGAGGCCATGGCCCGAGAGCGCGAAGCGGAGCACGCCCGCGTGGCTCGGGAGGCGTGGCAAGAAAGAGCGGCTCGCCGGGCGCAAGCGGAGTCGGCAGCCCAAGGATTCGCCGCCGCGCTCACCGAGGTGGACGCCGCCCTGGGGGAAGCCTCCAGGGAAGTCCAAGAGCATGAGGCAGCCGCCGCCGTGCTAGGTCCCCGAGGACTCCGGGCGCGGCTCTTGTCGTCCACGGGGCGCGCCCTGGAGGGACGCACCAACGACTGGCTCGGGCGCTTGTCCGGGGATCGTCTCGCCGTGCGACTCCGATCCACCACTCCCACCAAGTCCGGCAAGGATCGGGACGTGGTGTTGTTCGAGGTGGGGAAGAGGACCGCCGAGGGCTACCAGTTCCTCCCGTATCTCTCCCGCTCAGCCGGTGAGCGTCGCCGCGTAGACGTGGCGCTGGGGTTCGGCTTGCGCGAGGTGGCCGATGGTAGGGGTAGTCGCGGAACCCTGTTCGCCGACGAGATCTTCGATTCCCTGGACGACTCGGGGCGCGAGACCGTGGTGGAAGGGCTCGTCGATCTAGCGCGGGATCGGTGTGTGGTCGTGATCTCGCATACCGCCGATTTCGTGCGCCCCTACGCGGCCCAGCACTGGCACATCGAAGACGGCGCCCTCGTGGCAAGGTAGGCTCAGCGGATGCTATGGCTTTTCATTCGAGCGATTCTATCCCCCTCCCACAGCGCCACGCTTGTGGCGATCTTGTGGGGGCGCCCCGAGATCGCGGACGACTTGCGGGCGATCTGCCATCGGGAGAGCCGATGCCAACGGGTGAGCGTCCACGAGCGGGACGCCTGGATCTCGGATCGAGAGTGGCGGGGCCAAGTGAAGCTCGGCCACCTGGATCCGGAGTGCCAGCCGTGGGCGCCGGAAGCATGGGCCACGCGGGGGGCCTGGGGACTGAGCGCGGGCGCCCATTGGGCTTATCTCCCGCCGTGTTACCCTCCCTGGGTGTTCGATCTCCCTCTCGTGTCCGCCGCCGTAGCGGCGCAGAAGTACGTGACCAAGTGCCTCCCCAAACGCAAGCGCAAGGGGTGGTGCCGCGTGCCCACGGAAGCATGGAGGACGAGGAAAGGGCGTCGCGCCTAAGAGGCGCAAGGGTCCAGTGGATGCACCCCGAGCCCGCAGGCGTCGGGGTGGAGTTCCGCTGGCTAATCCTCGCGACTTTGGCCGCGATGGGGATCCTGCTCTCTACGTGATTTGGCGCGCCCCCTGGGGCTGGGACTTTATGCCGCTCCGAGACTACG